TCAGTGTACTGAATGTCAAATGGCGTGTTGTTTTGTTCGTTTATCTGTGTGCTAAATTCAGCAATAATATCAAGACACGCATTGATTTCTGAATCCATGTCCATGTTTTCGTACTGATTGTAGCGTTCAATACGATTAGGGTGTCCTGAGTATACTTCTGGCAGTCGACTGGCATAGTTACGAAACACTAGATCAGCACGGCTGCTGGTGCCATCGTTTTTTCCGTAGCCTGGATATCCATCAGAATATCTGCCCGATATTGGACTCATACTACCTGAAGTGTCAGCAACTTTGAAATATTTTTTCCAGCCGGTTTTGTTTTGATCTGCCATGTTGTTATTTACCGTTAATTGCTAGTGACTTGAAGGATCTTGGTGCTGATGTCATTGGCATTGCGTTGTTCACGTACCAGTTCAGAAATCATGTCAATCAATGTTTTGGTCTGTGCTACGTTTTCTTTTATTGATTCTGCTACCACATCATCGTTGTATCTGCTTTGTAGATCGACAACATCTGCTTCAGTTTTGGGGCCGGATTTTTTGTCTTCTTCTCCGTAGTTTTCTAGCATTTCCCGATCAAAACCTTTGGCCATTAACTCTGTTTTCATGTCGCTCAGTTTAGCAAACATCTTGGCTTGACTGGCAGCTACTACACTATCAACATCTTGGTAAGTGTCTTTGCCAGTGTCGCCTTTCAAAAATTTCAAATTGTCAACTTGAGATTGAAATTGAAAATATTTCTTGATTTCATCGGGGAAATCCACAGGAATTCTGTTGCCCTTGAGCGGCATAACTGCTTCAGCGGTGCCACCTTCGCCAATAACAGCTGGTGTACCTCCAGGAGTAGGTTGCACAATACCGCCTTCGGCTAGCATTTGCACATGAGGATGATCCTTAGCAATGAAAGGACGGAATAAACCAGCATTGGCCAACAGTTCGTCCATGGGCCCTTTGCTTTTGCCCATTCCTGCTACGCTGATGTCTACAGCATTGCCAACACCATGCAAACTGCCTTTGCCCGAACCTTTGACATTGTAAGTTTTGCCTTGGTAAGTTATTTCTTGATCATCTTTGGGAGCAGCAGGCATGTGAACACCCGGTTCATTGAGTATGTGGCCCCTGACCCAGAGTTCTGCCTGCTTCTGGTCTGATCTATAAGCACTGTTTACATCTACTGATTTTCCAGTTGACTCTGCAAATTTTTGCAGTCTTGAAATCATTTCATTATTAAGACCAGACATGTCTGCGTTTGGACCTATTTTGAGACTACCTTTGCCCCCGCCTTGTGCCTGACCTGCTGGCGTGGGTTGCCCTGGTTGACCGTCAGGTGCGCCTGCTGACGGAGGCGGTGGGGTCGAACTGCGTGTAGGTGCAGTAGTAGGAGCTGCGCCACCACCTGCTGCACCCCCGCCGCCTGCTGGCACTGCTCCTCCACCTGCTACCGGGGCCAACTTGCCTTTGAGCGTTGATATCTGTCCTGATCTTGTGTCAATACTAGCTTTGGTGTCAGCAATCTTTTGTTCAACTTTAGCAGTGCTAACTCCTTTGGCAGCAAGATTGGCTCTTTCTTCATTGAGTTTGGCCAGACGTTCAACTTCGCTGACATTCATGGTTTCCAGGCGAGCCAACTCTCCTTGATCAAGTCGTTGTTGTTGCCTTACTTTGCGTTCTTCTCTAGCCGCGTCTGCAATTTTCTTTTCTTGATCTAGCAGCGACTGCGAAGCCTTGGCATATTCTTCTTTGTTCTTGGCAATTTTTTCTTCAAGAGGTTTGAGCTCTTCACCGTACTTGCCTGCACGTTTGGCATCTTTGAGAGATTTTTCGTCAGCTTCTAATTGCTTGGCCAACAGATCTGCACGTTCTTGCAAAGGTTTAGCAACATCTCTTTCTTTGCTAGTAGCCGCCGCGGCCTTGGTTTCTTGTGCAGTTTTTGGTTGTTCTTTTGCTGGTTCCTTGACTCCAAGTCCAAAGAAGCCTAGTACTTTGTTCAATGCTTTGCTTAACATAGTAAACTGATCTGCTAGCACATTGGTAACGTTGCCTAGCTTTTCAGTCACGCTCAGAGCCTTGTCAATGCCCACAAACACAGCATCTTCCATTTTCTTGTTGAGAGCTTGCTGTTTTTTAATGTTTTCAGCATATTGGTCAGTGATACCATCGGCAGCTTTGCCACCGTCACGACCTTGTTTCTTCATGTCTTCTCGAATTTTTTCAGCTTCGGCTGCATTGTCTTTTTGTGTGGCCAATCCTAGCTCTGCGCCTTCACTGATTTTGAGCATGGTCTCTTCACCTACACCCATTTGGTATAGGTAGTTCATTTCTTTGGTCACTCGGCCTACAGCTTTACCAGTTTGATCAAATGCTTCAATGCCTTTGAGTTGTCCTGCTTTTTGTTTGTCTAGGATGTTCAGAGCTTCGCCTTGTGTGCTTTGATACAGTTTCATAGCTGCATCAGTGCCCATCATGCCTGTGGCCAAATCTCCGTAACCAGTTGCGGCTTCTTTGCTGCGTTTGTACAGCATCTTGTAAGTCACTTCCATTTCGTCAGCGGCTGCAATCTGTTTGGCATCACCCGAGTTGCGCATTTCCTCCAGCTTGGCACGGAAACGCTGTTGACTACGTGCTGCTTCCAGAGCTTGCTCCTGCTCTTTACGACTCATACCTGTGAGTTGAGTCAGTGCGTCTTGTTCTTTAAGATACTTGTTGGCACCTTCAGCTAGCTCCTTGGTAGTTAAATTCTGTGATTGCCCTATGCGACTTTGCAGGCGCAGATACTGCATGCTGGCATCGTTGATTTCTTGTTGAGTGTAACCAGCTGCCATCAAGCTCTTGCGATAGGGCTCCATGGCTGCGCCCATGTCTTCAAATTTCTTGCGACCATCTGCTACACTGCCAGCAAACAGGGTCAAATCACCTGCGTTGTCTGCTATTAGCCCAACATAGCTGTCAAGTTCGTTCATTGACAAGCCTAGTTTTTTGGCTCCTTGGTACACCCCTGTCATGCCATCGCTGGCAGCACCGCCAGCTTTGGCTAATTTGCTGTAGCCATCATAAATTTTATCAGCCATGACATTGGCTGCTTTGATGTATTCAGCTGTGGCTGCTGTAACTGCGGTAAGACCAGCAATTAAACCTTTGATTAGTGGGCCGCCAGGAATCAGCAGTGTAAGAGCAGCACCTGCTAGTTTAGCAGCATTGGATAGCTCATCAATAGAACTGTTGAACGCTGCGGCACCTTTTTTACCCTCGTACATGGCCTTGGCGCCTTCTACGCCAGCCTTGGCTACACTGGTTAGCGCATCAGCAGCCGCGGTTGTGCCTTTGGTAAAATTTGTAATGCCATGTTTGCTTTTCATTGCAGCATCTTGCACTTCGTCAGCAGTGCTCTGATGCATACGGCCATACAATTCCATCTCCCGGTTTACCCGGCTCATTAAGTCTGCTAATTCTTGTGCTTGCTGATTTACGTCGGCCATGCTTGGTTACCTATAAGTAGAAGTATATTTATAGGTGACAAATGAACCAAACTGCTAACCCACTACGTCAATATTTTCGTCGTCCCAGCATCTATCTCAGACTGCCCAGTGGCGGAGATTTTTGGCCTCCGGAGTCGCTGAATTCTACGCAAAACGGTGAGCTTCCAGTTTTTCCCATGACTGCCATCGACGAGATCACATATCGCACTCCAGATGCACTGTTTAACGGAGAAGCTGTGGTGTCAGTGATTCAAAGCTGTATTCCCAGCATTACCAACGCCTGGGACACTCCCGGATCAGACCTCAACAGTATCTTGGTTGCTATTCGAATTGCCAGCTATGGGCATGAATTGGAAATGGCATCCGTTTGCCCGGCCTGTCAAAACGAAGGTGAATACAAACTAGATCTACGCACAGTATTGGATCAACTACAAACTCCTGATTTCAAGTACAGTGTCAATCACGGTGATCTGCAGATATTTTTCCAGCCCATTAGCTACCGACATCAGCAGGAAACCAATGCTACACAATTTGAAGAACAAAAAACAATTCAAATGATTCCTGGATCAGACCTGCCAGATGATGAGAAAATAAAGAGACTCAATGCTGCACTCAAGCGCATCACGGAACTCACAGTAAATGCGCTCAAACACAGCATTGCTGGTATTAAAACTCCTAGTGCACTGGTCACTGAACCAGAATTTATTCAAGAATTTTTGAACAACTGTGATCGAACATTGTTTAACCAAATTAGAGATCATGTGATTGAACTGCGTCAGGCCAGTGAACTCAAGCCCTTGCAGATCAAGTGTAACAATTGCAACCATGAGTACAGTCAACCATTGACCTTGGACATGGCCAGTTTTTTCGCAGCCGCCTCCTGACCTTAAGCTACGAAGAAATTGACAAGCTGGTCCAACAAATGGATCAGGAGGCTGACTCATTGCGCAAACAAGGACTCAAAATGTCATGGTACATGCGAGGAGGAGCTTCTTACGAGGATGTGATGAACATGAGCTATCATGAACGTGCCATGCTCAATGAGTTGATCAAAGAAAACTTAGAAACCACACAAAAATCCAAACTACCATTCTTCTAATGTTAGATATAGAAAAAGTTAAACGAGATATTGAGCAGTGGATTGTGAACTTTGTAGAAGTTCCGCACCCTGCGTTGGGCGGATTTCCGCCTTGTCCTTACGCCCGTAGTTCACGACTTAAAAACAGTTATGATGTGATCATTGGCACAGATCCTTACTATGATCTCAATAATCAAGCACGCCACGGCATGGGCGACAAAGAAGTTGTTATATATGTTTATGATCCTGTGGAATGGCCACATGACCAGTTTGCAGCAAATATAGATCAGGCCAATCAAGACTTTTTGCTGGCTGCTGACTTGTTGTCTTTGGAAGATCATCCTGCTGATCAAGAGATAGTCAACGGAATTTGTATGAATCAAGGCACTTATGCACTAGCACTAGTGCAAAGTGTAAGCGATCTTGATGCCAAAGCACGCTTGATGGCACGCAAAGGCTTCTATGATACTTGGCCGGAAGACTATCTTACAGCACTATTTCAACACAGAGAGGATCCTCGAAAGTGACGTACCAGTTTGCCAGAATCAATTTAGAAAAAACAACATACCAGCCCCAAGTGGATTGGTTCTATATCACTGAGCCTGATATTGCTGAACTGCAAGACATTTATCGAACCTACTGCATCTACAAACACTTTGGCAGTGTGATGCCGTTGTTTGACAGCCAGTTCACAGAACCAGGTATGGATCTCATTGGCTACAGGGATCAAGGCCAACTGGTGGCGTTTTCAATGATGAAACGCTACGATGACAAAAATTTATTAGCCGCACAATTTGCCTGGAACTATCGCAAACCCCGATTACGTTTGGGAATTTCAAGTTTACAGACAGAATGTGCAATCTACAGACAGCGAGGATTTGAATACTTGTATTTGGATCAAGCGCACTTGTACAAACAGGACCTCGAAGGTTTTGAAATACTAGGACCACTATAATGGACATTTACACAATTTGGGCAGACAAAGAAGGCGACATCTCAGACTTGGACTGGGTCAACGGCATGAAAAGTTTCTTTGATCATTTGAAATCAGAAGGCCGGATGGAAGACTATCGCATCACTAGATGCAAGATGGGTTTTAGGTCAATCGCAGACATGCCGGAATGGATGATACTGATGGAGTTCCGAGACATGGCGCAGATGGACTCAGCATTTAAACGTGTTGCTCCTCTTGAAGGCGAACTAGAAACCAAACACAAGTCATTCAATCAGTTTGTTTCTGGAACCATACAACATGCACTGTTCCGTGACTGGCCGGACCAGAATATATGAAAGTCATGGCACCTATATCAGTAGGTGAACTGATTGACAAAATCACCATTCTAGAAATCAAACAACTCAGTGCTCGCACAGATCAACAGCGTGGCAACATTGATCGTGAACTAGAACAGCTGATCAACATACTTGACTCATTGAGTCTGACTGAAGAGATTGCTGATTTACGAGCCAAGCTACGCGGGGTCAATCAAGCATTGTGGTACATTGAAGACTACAAACGCCAATGCGAACGAGCTGACAGTTTTGAAGCTGGTTTTATCACGGCCGCAAGACAAGTTTATATCAAGAACGATCAACGTGCTGACATCAAACGCAAGATCAACGAGCTGTGTGGCAGTGATATCGTAGAAGAAAAAATTTACTAACAATATCAAATCATGACAACAAAAATCATTGCTTTTTTAACTGGAACAAATACTGGTTGCACATTTCTTGATTGGAGTGTGTTGTATTTGTCAGGGCAGACTGAGTTTTATTCATTCTTAGACCAAGATTACATACCATTGACACATAATCCAGTGACTCCGCTCAATGCGCACGGACACAAGAAAAATCATCTATGTGGGTTTGATCGAAACTCCGAAGAAGTCAAAACATTTTTGAATCATTGTCAGGGGTTGTTGACCTTGTACCCTTGGACCTTGCGTTTTTCACAGGCTGCTGAACAAAACGGTATAGACATAGAATCTTCAATTCTTACGCAAGATTTGATTGACAAGATTGAAGATTCCATGGCTCAGGATTTAAAAAAACTTTGGTTGTATTTGCATTCATTACAAGCCAAAGTGGTGTACGTAGAAGACGATCCTAATCTGTCCTTGGCACATGTGGACCGTCGCAGTACTGAAGGTGGCATTAAAATGTTTAAGCCATCAACTCTAGAAGAAATTG